ACAACCACACCCCAAAATAAGCCCACACCTGGCACCGAAATCCTCCAAGAAGCCTACAAAATCGTCAACCAAGACCGTCAAAACACCTACGGACACCCCAAAGACGACTACACCAAAGTCACCAACATATTTGAAGCACTCACGGGAAAACAACTCACCCTCACAGAAGCACTACTATTCATGGTCTCAGTCAAACTCGCAAGACTAAAAACCAACCTAGACCAAGGACATCTCCACTACGACACACTCCTAGACACCATCGGCTATCTCACTTGTATTAACATGGTTCATCAACTAGAAAGTACAAACCATGACAACCCCAAAACCCAAAACCTCGATAGACCAACAAATCAAACAACTAGAAAAAGAAGTAACGCAACTAGAAAAAGAAAATGAAAAACTCCAAAAGCAACTCAACAGTCCCCCGTCAGATAAACCTAAAAAAAGAACTACAACCAAAAAATTTGTCGCAGGGCTACCCACGCTATAGGCCAAGAGCAAAAAGGTTGGCAGTCCCGTTTAGAAATGCAACTTCTATAAATACTTCGCACAACCCTTATGTCATAAGGCTTTTATCATGATGCGGCTTGTCGTGCCCTTGTTGTTCGCGATGGTCGTCCTGTATTGGATTTGCCAGTTGTTGTGGTTTGTGTTTGTTACACATTTTGTCGATGTTGTTGCTTCTTTCGTGATTTGTTTTGTTATTTTGTTTGTTTATTGGATTGTTTATGCCTTACAAAAACATTTCAGATCATAGAGAGTGGCAACGCTGTCATCGTGAGGATACGAAGGCTAAGCGTGAGAGGCGTAGAGAGTATGAGCGTGAACGCAAGAATCGTCAGCGTGTTGCCCTATATGAGTCGTTACCTGAGCCTGAGAGGTCTCGTAAGTTAGAGGCTAATGAGAGGCGTAGGTCTTATCGTATGCGTTGGTGTATTGAGAAATAGTGCTACGGGTGGCTACGGGTAATACTTGACATATACTTACTACTGTTATATAGTTAGACATATAACTACAGACGCATTACTAGACATAGGAGTAAAATGAACTACAGATACGACATATCACCTGATAGATATCCTTCTACTAAGTGGTTAGTGATTGACACAATGAATAACAACTCACCTGTTTCATCTCATGACACTAGGGCAGAGGCGTATAGAGAATGTTTACTGATTGACAAAAAGGGCACACGGGTAAAGAAATGAGACGCATATACAGTGTGCTACTTAACATCTATCTCATCACTTTACTGATCGCAAGTATGTTGTTTCTGTTTGGTTTCGCCGGCATGACATTCCCCTTAGACCAATGATAGACATAGCGTCAGAGGTAGAGAAGATCACCAAGATAGCGCAACTTCGTAAGACAGAGATATGTCTAGAAGATAATGGCATCAGCGATATGCAGTCTTTCGTTGTGTTTCAGAAAGGCGATGTGTTTGAGTGTCGTCAGAGTGGTGTGGATAGCCACCCCTTTGAGTCGTTGCCTGATGTGTTGAGCGACGCATTCAGTGATGGTTTAACCGAGTTTGACACTGTAAGCATTGTTGTGGATAGTTATGTAAGAGAAGGCACGAAACCACCTACCGATTATCGCAGAGGCGACCTTGAACGCGAATACAAGAACAACCCAAGTGCCTCAGTAGTTGAGGCATTGACTGTAGCGACCTACGGGTATCACGGAGAGAGTGCAGGTAGGTGTGTCAAATATGTTTACAACGATATAGGTTTACCTGAGTTCACTGTTCTCAACGATAGTAATGAAGCAGCAGTGAGGTCAGAGTTCGTTGATTATGTGATGTCTAAGTTCATTGACTTCTGTAAGAGGAATAAGACTAAATGAGTTTCGTGACTGGATTAATCTTGCTATTAGCCGGTTTATGGCTGTATCGCATGGGTGTTCGATACGAACGCAGACATGGACGCAAACGAAAATAGTGCTACGGGTGCTATCCCCACGACCGTTTAGCCAACCCCAAATCAAACGCCAACTGAGGGAAGTTGCCTATTCTGTTGTGGCAATCACGGCACACAGCAATACAGTTGTCCTCACTGACCGTTGAACCACCTTGTGAGCGACGCACTAACTCATGGATATCACGAGAGGGCTTACGGGCATAAGCAACTAAGCCGTCGTGTTCAGCAAATATAGGGCAAGCAACACAATACGGGTGTTTGTTGAGCATCATCGCGACAAAGATGCGCCTTTCTACATCGGCGACTTCCCGTTTGGCCGACTTTTGTTTGATTGGTTTTGTAGACCGTTTCAGCGGCGACCGTTTAAGTGGTTTACGGGGCTTCAACTAACGGCGATTCCCAAAGTTGACGTTGTCGTTCTTAACCCACAAAACTTTCCCACACTTCAAACAATCTTCTCTCCAGGGATATGTTTTACGGAACTCTTGTGGGTGTTCACATACGACTGTGCTTCTTTCAACCTTTTCGTTAGCCGCAACACGAAGGAACTCTGCCATAGAAATCCCCAAATGTTTTGCACATTCCTCCCACTTTTGCTTATCTTCGCTTGAAGCCCGGAACAAAACCTGTTCTTGTGCCGGCGAAGAAAGTTCAGTCCCGTCTATGTCCTTCTTTTTCTTGCCGACGAGCCTGGATCGAGTTGGGGCTAAGTTCTTCGCTGCTTCATCGATTGCGATTTCAAGATTGTCTTCTGGTGGCATAATTTCCTCGTTCATTGGACTTCCTCCACATATTCTTCTGCTTCCAAAACTGCATCGCGCAAACCTTCTGACCACTGAAATAGTAACTTTGGCGCCCATTTTGCGTTCATCCACATTGGGATTTCACCTTTTAGTGCCTGCTCCTCAGCAAACGGGTATTTCGCAGCGAGTTTTCTTTGAACCTCATACGACCGGTCTTGCCAAGAAGATTGTTCGTCGAGCCATGCTTTTGCCTGATCCAACTCATCAGTCCCGATGGGATCTTTGTCGAGCCCCAGATGGTTGGCGATTAAAACCACACACGACTGCGCCGGCATTAGTTCCTGGACGTCGAGATGTTCGGTGTTGATATCGGGGTCGGCGATAAAACGACCGATTAGTTCTACAAAGTCTTCGGGCATACGGGCGATGAGTTCTTTTGTGGTCATACAAATACACTACCTTATTCCACGATATATCACGGAAAGCCTTAAAATAGGGCGTTTATGGGCTTGACAATATAATCATACGGGTATATACTTATATGTATGAAACAACTAGACAACACTAAACAACTAGACCAAAGAGTTCTATTTGCGGGCGACATCCACGGCGACACGAAACACGCAGAGTGGGTAATTAAATATGCGAGCGAACAAGATTGCACACACATCATCTCCGTAGGCGACTTCGGATATTGGGTTCACCTCCCTCGTGGACAAAAGTTCGTAAACCGTGTCGCACAACTCGCAGAACAAGCACAAATCAAGTTCTTATGGATTGACGGCAACCACGAAAACCATGACATACTTCGTGACCTTACCGATAAGTTCGGCAAACACGCACCCATCAACACCCCCAACGAGTGGTGTCAATACATCCCTCGTGGGTGTCGTTTCACTATCGCAGGAAATACCTTGATGGGCTACGGTGGTGCGTATTCTGTCGATTGGTTAGACCGTGTAGAAGGCGAATCATGGTGGCGTGGCGAACTCATCAACCCGTTTGATGTAGACCTACTCTCACCTCAACCTGTAGACATCTTGATGACGCACGACGCACCGTATAACAACGGCAAGAAAATCACATACAAAGACGACCTACAAGTATCTATCGCACAGCGACATCTTGTAAAAGAAATCCTCGACAAGGTAAACCCACAATTCCACATTTGCGGACACCACCATGTTCGTGAAACTTGGTTAGACGGAGATACCGAGGTAAATGTTCTCGGGCGAGACGGCATGGGTGCAGACAGCGTGTTGATACTTGACTTGTCCCAACAAGACGACGAACTGGTGTCGGCGAATACACACGCGTATAACTATCAACTTGGTGTCGAATTCAACCAACTGCTAGAAAGTTACAAGTAATGCGTAAAGGCAAAGAACAAATGCCCCAACCACGTCCGAAAGACGAGTTTGAAACAGAAGCAGACAGATTACTTGCATATGCGCAATATGTAGCAGATACAAAATGCGGTGCAGTAGACCTCGGCGACTATTTTTATGAGTTCTCCGGTGATATCACACTTCTTGTGCAACATGACAGAGTAGTAGCGCACAACACAAAAACCGAAAATGTCGTGGTAGTAAACCCACAGCCGCAAGAGGCAACAGAAGCAGATTGGGCATGGGCAATACGATGAGCGAACTAGCCATGGAAGATCGCACTAAAGAGACACGACAACTAGCGAAAGTTTGGTATCGTCTCACAACACTTTTCCCGACAACACCCCTGATTGCGACTGTTAGCGGGGGCGTGGACGAAAGCGAAAAGCAATACGGTGCGTTCGCAAACGGTCAAGAAGCATACGAGTGGTATGTCAAGCAACCGTGGACTACGGTGCGTATCAGATTCGTCCCATTACGCAACCCGAATATCAAACGAACATACAACGATTTCTATAACCCAATGCGTCACGAAGACCTAGAAAAAGAATACAACCACGCAATAAAGGAGTAACCGTCCCAAACCCACTCACGGGTGAAGTTTATTGGGGAACGAGATTACTTAATTACCAAGCCTCTTCTTCTTCAACCTGCACTTGAGCCATTGGTTTCGGTGTGTTTCGAACTGCCCCAGTAGTCGCTTTTGCTTTCGGCGCATAACTCCCAGTTTGTCCTTCTGGTTTCTGCTTTCTAACAAATGATTCAATGTTGCCAACAGCCAATCCAATATTGTCCGCCAGAACCTCGACTGTCGATCGTTTTGCGCCGGTCTCCTTGTCGTCCCACGAGCGTTGTTCCAACCGTCCCGTTACTACAACGCGGACACCTTTGGTCAGGACGTTCGCAGCATCGTCGGCCAAATTGCGCCATGCAACAATGTTGAAGAAGGAAACCTTCTCCTGCTTTTCACCATCTGTGTCAGTCCAGTAATGGTTCACTGCGATGCTGAAAGCCAACTTACCAA